GGGTTGAAAAGTATCGACCAAAGCGAATACAAGATTGTATTCTTACAGATGAATTAAAACAAACTTTTATTGAGTTTGTAAATAAAAAAGAAATACCTAATCTATTATTATCAGGCACACCAGGTACGGGTAAAACTACTGTAGCTCGTGCGTTGTGTGAAGAAATCGGTGTAGATTATATTATCATAAACGGTTCAGATGAAGGCCGTCAGATTGATACATTAAGAAACAAAATTAAAAACTTTGCTTCTACTATTTCACTTACCAAAGACGCTAATCATAAAGTTGTAATCATAGACGAGGCAGATTATATGAACGCCGAGTCAGTGCAACCAGCATTAAGAAACTTTATTGAAACATTTTTTAATAACTGTAGATTTATTTTTACTTGTAATTTTAAAAGTAGAATCATAGAACCATTACACAGTCGTTGTACCGTAATTGATTTTAAAATTACAAATGGTCAAAAAGTTAAAACGGCCAAACAATTAATGGATAGATTATCAGTTATATTAAAAGATGAGGGCATAGAATTTGATAAAAAAATACTAGCAGAAGTTATACAAAAATACTATCCTGATTTTAGAAGAACCATAAATGAATTACAAAGATATTCTGTACGTGGTAAGATTGATAGTGGTATTTTTTTTAGTTTATCAGAAGAAAATAATAAAGACCTTATCGTTAAATTAAAAGACAAAGACTTTAATGGTGTGAGAAAATGGGTTATACAGAACCTAGATAAAGAGCCAAGTGCTTTGTTTACAAGTATATATGAAGTATTATATGAACATTTAGAATCAACATCTATTCCTCAAGCAATATTAATTATTGCTGGTTATCAATACAAAGCGGCCTTTGTTGCTGATCAAGAAATCAATATGGTGGCTTGCTTAACTGAAATAATGGCCGGTTGTAAATTTAAATAATATGTTTTTTATAGAAGATAAAAATTTTTTAACAGAAGAACAAAAAGATAATATTAATTTATTTTTAAAATCAGGAGAAATCCCTTTTTATATGTCTTTAGAAGCAGCATCTCCAAATGATGGAGGTATAAATTTTGTACATCACATTATACATAGAGATAATCCTGAAAAAATTAACAGCAACTTATATTTGTTATTTGTTTCAATATTAAATAACTTTTGTAAAAAAAATAATTTAAAATACGAAAAAATATACAGATGTGCTATTAATATAACCATAAATAATGGAGTAATAACCAAGTGTCCTATACATATTGACCATATGTTTCCTCATAATCAACTATTAATCTACTTAAATGATACAAATGGCGACACGGTTATTTTAGATAAAAATAACAAAACATTTAAAATTAGTGAACCTGAAAAGTTTAAAGGTATAGCTTTTAACAGTTTACCACATTATCATTATTTTCCCAACAAAGGAATAAGAGTTGTTGCTATAATAACATTTATTTAATATGAAATATCCAACAGTTATAATAGAGAATTTTTTTGAAAATCCTGATGAAATTGTTAATTATTCTAATACTTTAACTTTTAAAGGTCCTGAAAAAAATGAATACTGGATAGGAAAAAGAAGTGAAATGTTACACAAAATAAACATTGATCTTTTTAATTTTATTTGTAGTAAAGTAATATCAATATTTTATAACTGTAAAAAAGAGATAATTACCTTTTCAGACGCTCAAGTTTGTTTTCAAAAAATAGGTAAAACTGATGTTAGTAATTGTTTAAAAACAAAAAACAATATGTTACATAGAGATATATACGGATCATTAACAGGCGTAATTTATTTGAGTAAAAAACAAAGTTTTGAAAATGGCACAAAAATATCTACCGACGAAAAAATAGATCACATATTAGTTTCAAGCAAATATAATTCTATGTTATGTTATGAAGGCAGTCAACTTCACGGACCTATAGGTTCAGAAAATGAAGATAGACTTACCATAGTATTTTTTATACATAAAGTTCAAGCTGAAGAAATGCCATATGAAAGGTTAAATAATATAAAAGGATTTTAAAGTAATAGAGTTCTCAACTAAAATGAAAATAAGCGGGTATAGTATAGTAGTAATACATATCGTTGCCAACGATAAGTCGTCGGAGCGTAACCGACTACCCGCTCCAAAATTATGTTAATATATAAAATAACAAATTTAATTTCTTATAATAAACAACCAAAAGATAAATTTTATATAGGAATTACAATACAAGAATTGAAAAAAAGATTTCAACATCATTGTAATCACGGAAAAAGACACATCACTAATGCTATAAAAAAATATGGTAAAAATAATTTTAGTATAGAAATTATAGATACAGCAAGTTCTATTATAGAATTAAAAAATAAAGAAATAAATTATATAAAAAAATTAAAACCTTATTACAATAAAACTTTAGGGGGTGATGGTATATTTGGTTATAAACATACTGAGGAAACAAAAAAAAAAATAAGTTTAGCATCCAAAAATAGAAAAGTTACACCAGAAACAATTAAAAAAATAAGTGGAATTAATAATCATAATTATGGAAAACCTGCATGGAATAGAGGATTAAAAGGTGTAAATAATGTTTTATTTGGTAGAAAACAATCAGAATATACAAGAGAATTAATATCAATTAAAGCAAAAGAACAGTGGAAAAAATATAAAAAATTAGGTACAAAAAATAATGGTTGTGGTAGAAAATGGTGTATAGAACCTGAACTGTTGGTAGAAACAGTAAAAAATAAAGGTTATACAGAATCAGCCAAAATTTTTAACACTGATAGAGAAGTAATAAAATGGAGATTTCATAGAGCAAAACATTATGTATGAATTAAAAGACTATCTAAAAGCCATTAACGAAACAAAAGAACCATTACTTGACAGTGATGACTCTTTATGGGAAAAGAAGTATCCACCTTATATTATAAATCGTTGTCTTTCTATGTTTTGGGACACACTCATGCCGGCTAATGAAATGAATGGCCTACACTTTCTATCTAAAAAAGTACAATTTCATTTTTTAATAAATAGTGTAAGAAAAAAGAAGCGATTTGGTGGCAAGTGGTTATCACAGGCCAAATTGAAAGATTTAGAATATGTAAAAGAGTATTATGGATACAGTAATGAAAAAGCGAGAGAAGCACTAACAATACTATCCAAAGAACAAATTGAACATATTAAGAGCAAACTTTATAAGGGTGGGAGAGAGTAATGAGTGAGAGCATTAAATGGTCGATTCAGGATATGTTAGAGGTAACCATCAAACAGCCTGATGATTTTTTAAAAGTAAGAGAAACACTTACAAGAATAGGTGTGGCATCAAGAAAAGATAAAACACTATTTCAGTCTTGCCATATTTTACATAAACAAGGCAAATATTACATAGTGCATTTTAAAGAATTATTTGCTCTTGACGGTAAAATTGCTACACTATCAGAAAACGATATACAAAGAAGAAACACAATTGCAATTTTATTACAAGATTGGGCTTTGATAGATATTGTGCAAAAAGAAAAAGCTGAAAACAAAGCACCATTAAGCCAAATTAAAGTATTGCCATTTAAAGAAAAAAAAGAATGGACACTTTCAGCAAAATATAACATTGGTAAAAAGATTACAAAAGATGATGAAACAACAGGTGAGTAAATGCAAGTTCCAAAGTTTAGAGACTTTATAAACGAGGCTAAAAAACCTAATGACAACGAACCTATTACGGTTGTTATTATTACCAAATCTTCGCCTAAAGTTAGACAACAAAAAACTGGCAATCGAAAAGTTAAAAAAGAAATCACAGTAAGTTTCATACAAAGGTCTTGTAAAAAAAGAAAAATACCTTGTTTTATAATCAACACTAAACACTCTATCATTACAGACAAAGACGAAGAAAAAAATTCATTGACCATTTATAACTATGATGGTGAAGATGCTGAACAAACTTTTATAGGTAAAAACACAGTTGTCATTACACGAGCAGGTGCAATTGAAGATGAAGCAGGCCTTTCTTTAATATCTGCTTTTCAAAATTCAGGAGCTTTTATGTTAAACACTAGAGCTTCTATGTTAAACTGTGATAACAAACTTACTTCTGCTTTATTATTTGAAAAGTTTAATATACCTACACCAAAAACTGCCTTTATATCTAACGAAAAAAATATAGACAGTGCATTAAAAATTATAGGCAATAAATTTCCTGTGGTAGTAAAAACATTAACAGGCACACAAGGTATTGGTGTTGTAAAGGTAGACAGTTATGACTCATTAATATCAGTAGTGCAAGCTTTATTTAAACATGACGCTGAGTTATTAATACAAGAGTATATGCCAACAGATTTTGATATAAGAACCTTTGTTGTTGATAATAAAATATTTGCTTGTACAAAAAGAATAAAAGCAAAAGGAGAATTTAGATCAAATGTACATAGAGGTGCAGTTGCAGAACCTTATAAATTATCAGATAAAGAAATTGAAATTGTGTTAAGAACGGCTCGTGCTTCAAAGGCATATATTGTAGGCGTAGACCACATTATATATAAAGATAAGATTTACGTATTAGAGGTAAACGGCTCACCAGGTACAGGTGCTGATTATGAAGGATATACTTATGAAGATTATGCCGACACACCAAACACAACAGGTCCAATTAAAGGTAAACAGTTAGTCGATAATATAATTGAATATATTAATAATAGAGAAAACTGGGACCGTCAATCAATCATAGAGGTAGGTTATATTGAAACAATAGAATTAAATGGCGTAGGTTTAATCAGAGCTAAATTAGATACAGGTAATGGTGCTGAAGTCAGTGCATTACACGCTGAAGAAATAGAAATTAAAGATGGTAAAGTTTCTTGGAAATATGATGGTAAAAAACATACAAGTAAATTGGTTCGTAAAGTAAAAATCTTTAGAGCTAATGTAGATGACGACAAAGGCGAAGAAAGGCCAGTTGTTAAATTTGATTTAACGTTTAATGGGTTTGTTTATAGAGATATAGAATTTGGTTTAGATGAAAGAATTAGATCAAAAAATGATGTATTATTAAATAGAGATATGATTCGAAGATTTAATGCTTCAGTAAATCCAAACCGAGAGTTTGTATTAAGTAGAAGAATTAAACCTATTGATAAAAAATAGCATTTAATTTATTATAAAAAGGTCACAAATTTTTATATAAATTGAGATAACCTATTGACAAATTAACAAAAATATTATATAATTAAGTATGAAAGAAAAAAATCTTCTAATTAAAAATGCTATAAATTTTTCAGAAACAGTTGATTTTAATTTTATATCTAAATTGATTAATAGAAATAATTTTGAATCTCATATATCTAGCAATTGGTTAAATGTATATGTTTTAAATTCAGTATTTAAAATCACAGGAGTACAAAAAGATCCATTTTTTCAAGATTTATATTTAAAAATGAATAGAGATTATAATATAGAAAAAATACAATCTGATTTATTTATTTTTATGTCTATGAAAATAGGAGGGGTTAGCATAACCCATAAAGATGAATATGATGTTATTATTATAGGCGGATACGGAAAAACTTTGTATATTGTGGAAGATGAAGAATATTATGTTAATGTTGGCGATGTTTTAAAAATTCCTAAAAACTATACTCACACAGCATTAGGAATAACACCTAGAATTATTTTTTCATATGGAAAATACAACAACTAAAAAGGAATGTTATGAGCAATTTAAAAATATTTAGATTATCAACAGGTGAAGATGTTATCGGTATTAAACAAGACACCAGTAATACAGAAGTCGTAGATATAAAACAACCATTTGTGATTGTACCAATGCAATCAAAACCAGGTGGGCCTGTTTCATTAGCACTTACACCATATATGCCTTATGCTGAAGAGGATACAGTTTCAATAAAAAGAAATAATGTCGTAGCTGAGGTAAATCCAAAAACAGAAATAGGAAATTCATATAATCAACATTTAGGAACAGGTATTGTACAATTTCCTAAACCTAAACTTATAGTTGATTAATGATAACAATATATTTTGTAAGAAACGGCTCTAAAATTAGAGTTGATGTAGATGAAGGTTCTACTATAATGGAGGCTGCTAAAGACTACAGTCAAGTTTCTATACCAGAAATACCTGCTGATTGTTACGGTTGTTGTGCTTGTGCTACTTGTCATGTTTATGTAGATAAAAAATGGATTGACAAAATGCCTAAAATAAATGAAAATATGGCAGAATTAGAATTATTAGAATATCAAAAAGGTTATAAAGAAGGCATAAGCAGATTAGGTTGTCAAATATATTTAACAAAAGAACTTGATGGCTTAATAGTGCATTTAAAGGATGTTAATGATAGAATTTTATAAATCAGTCATTGAATTTAAAGGCAAACTTCTTATAAGAGGTATACACGAAGGCCAAGAATATAAAGAAAAAATAGACTTTGGTCCTACACTTTACTCTTTAATACAAGAAAAAACAGAATATACAAATTTACAAGGCCAGTATTTAAAACCTATTGTGTTTAAAACTATTGATGATGCTCGTAAATTTAAAAGAGATATATCAACAGAAAATTCACCTATCTATGGTTTAGAAAGATACCATTATCAATACATTAATAAAAAACATCCTGAAGATATAGATTGGGACAAGAAGTTTATAAAGATATTTACATTAGACATAGAAACGGCCTGTGAAAGTGGCTTTCCTGATGTAGAAAATCCTATTGAAGAAATACTTTGCATTACAGTTAAAAATCAAAACAATAAACAAATCATTACTTGGGGTGTTGGTGATTATAAAACAGACAGGCCAGATATCACTTATGTTAAATGTAAAGACGAAAAACAGCTAATGTTTGAGTTTATGAATTTCTGGATGAAAAACTATCCTGATGTCATTACAGGTTGGAATACAAAGTTTTTTGATTTACCTTATCTGATGAACAGAATTATATTAATTGCAGGCGATAAAGTTGCAAACAAAGTATCGCCTTGGGGATTATTTCAAAGAGAAACTATTTTAGTAAGAGGCCGACCTAAAACTATTTACGAAATAAAAGGCATTACTAATTTAGATTACTTAGACTTGTATCAATGGTTTGTTCCTACAAGACAAGAAAGTTATAAACTAGATTTTATTGGCGAATTAGAACTTGGCCGTGGCAAAGATGAAATGAAATATAATACATTTAAAGATTGGTATACAAAAGACTTTCAATCATTTGTTGATTATAATATACAAGATGTAGAAATTGTTGATGCTCTTGAAGATAAACTTGGTTTAATTGATTTATCATTAACGATAGCTTATGAATCTAAAGTAAACTATGGTGATATTTTTTCACAAGTGCGAGTATGGGACACACTGATAGCAAATCATTTAATGAAAAAGAATATTTGTGTGCCGCCAAGAGAAGACAATGTAAAGAATGAAAAATATGAAGGCGCTTATGTAAAAGAGCCATTAGTTGGTATGCACAAGTGGATTGTTTCTTTTGATATTAATTCACTATATCCACATATCATTATACAATATAATATATCACCAGAAAAAATTATTGGTGAAAAGCCATCAGGTATTTCAGTCAATAAAATGTTAAACCAATCTACACCTCTTGCCTATCTTAAAACTGATGGTGTTTGTATTACGCCTAATGGTGCATTGTTTAAAACAGACAGTCAAGGTTTTTTACCAGAGATGATGGAGACAATGTATAACGAGCGTGTCATTTATAAAGACAGGATGTTAAAAGCAAAAAAAGAATACGAACGAACTAAAAATCCTGAATTGATAAAAGAAATATCTCGTTGTCACAATATTCAATGGGCAAGAAAGATTGCTTTAAACTCCGCTTATGGTGCAGTGGGCAATCAATACTTTAGATATTATGACGTAAGACAGGCCAGTGCAATCACCACAGCAGGCCAGTTTATTATTCGTTTTATAGAGGATAAGATGAATGGTTATTTAAATAACGTGCTAAAAACACATGATAAGATGGATTACATTGTGGCTTCAGATACAGATTCAATTTATGTTACACTTGATAAACTTGTAGAACATACTTGTAAGAATAAAACAAATGACCAGATATGTAATTTTATTAATAAAGTCGTTGAAAGTAAAATAGAACCATTCTTAAATAAATGTTTTGAAGAACTTGCAGATTACACAAACGCATTTAAAAATTGTATGGTAATGAAAAGAGAAGTAATTGCTAACAAAGGTCTTTGGGTTGCAAAGAAAAGATATATGTTAAATGTGTTAGATGAAGAAGGCGTAAGACTCTCTGAACCTAAAATTAAAATCATGGGCGTTGAAGCTATTAAATCTTCTACACCTAAAGTATGTAGAGGTAAAATTAAAAAGGCCATTGAACTTGTAATGAATAAAGACGAGAATACTTTACAAGAATTTATCGCTCAATTTAAAAAAGAGTTTTTTACAATGACAGCAGAACAAATATCTTTTCCACGATCTTGTAATAATTTAAAAAGATATTCTGATAGTAATGATGTGTTTATAAAAGGCACGCCTATTCATGTAAAAGGTGCTTTAATTTATAATCATCAAATCAAACAATTTAATTTGAAAAACAAATATCCTTTTATACAAGAGGGCGATAAGATTAAGTTTCTTAAATTGATAGAAGCCAATCCATTTAAGTTTGATGTCATTAGTTATGTTACAACTTTACCTAAAGAGTTTAAATTACAAGACTATATAGATTATGAGGTGCAATTTGAAAAGACTTTTTTAGACCCTATGAGATTTATATTACAGGCCGTTGGTTGGCAACAAGAAAAACAATCCAATTTAGAGGAGTTTTTTGTATGAAATATGAACTTTATAGTCTTTTTCCTAAACTTGTTTATAAAAATATTTTAGAAGATATAACAGATGAAGAATTAATAGAAATTAAAAATTATTTAAATAACATAAAGTATAAGAAAACTGATAAATATAAAAATTTTTCAGATTCAACATCATCATCTCAAAATAATTTTATTTTTAAAAACAAAGAATTGTTTTTTTTAAGAGAAAGAATAATGAAAGAATTTATTTTTTTTAAAAATTCCATATTGAAATATGAAAACAATGATTTTATATATACAACTTCTTGGATAGCAAAATCTGAAAAAAATGAAACATCAGAATATCATAATCATAGTAACTGTATGTATAGTGGTATATTTTATGTTAATACAGACGAAAATTGCGGAGAACTATGCTTTGAAAATTTTGATGATAAAAGATTTAATTTAACACCGACCGAGTATAATTTATATAATTGTTTAAATTTTAATTTTAAACCAAAAAATAAAATGATAATTTTTTTCCCTAGTGAATTATATCATAAAATATTAAAAAATAACTCAAATATTATTAGATATTCAATAGCTTTTAATATGATACCAATAGGAAATATTGGTGATTGTAATTCAGACTCCTTTTTAAAAATAGATATAAAAAATGATTAATTTGCCTATGAAAACATTTAGATTTATGGTTATGATTAATAATCAAACACCTGGTATTATAATAGAGCAACGTGCTTTAAATATTACGCAAGCCACACAAGCCGTACAAGCACAATATGGCAAAGACAGTAAAGTAACTTTTTATGGTATGGTAAAAGATGATTAATTGGTTATTTTATACTGTACCAGAAAACAAAAGGTTACATTATTTTATAAGTTTGTATTTAGCACTTGCTATAATACCTGAATATGTATTGGGTATGATATTTACAATACCAATGCAATTTTTAAATTTTATATTTTTTGACATATTATACTATGTTTTTTTAAAGATAGAAAAGTTTGATGATTGATTTTCCTAATAAAAAATATAAAGTAATATATGCTGACCCTCCTTGGTATTTTAAATCATATAGTAAAAAAGGAGAGGGAAGAAATGCTACACAACATTATGATTGTATGAATATAGAAGACATAAAAAAATTATCTGTAAATAATATTGCTGAAGATAATTCAACTTTATTAATGTGGGTTACAGATCCATTTTTAAAATTATCTTTTGACGTTATAGCTTCTTGGGGATTTATCTATAAAACTGTGGCATTTACTTGGGTTAAAACTAACAAAAAAAGTCCAGGATATTTTAAGGGTTTAGGTTATTGGACCAGAGCTAATCCAGAAATGTGTTTATTAGCAACAAAAGGAAAACCAAAAAGAATATCTAATGATGTTGATCAATTAGTTGTATCTAAATTAAGAGAACATTCAAAAAAACCTGATGAGGTCTATGAACGTATTGAAAAATTATTAGAGGGACCTTATATAGAATTATTTGCACGTAATAAAAAACAAAGTTGGGATAGTTGGGGAAATCAAATATGAAAACATTAACTAAAGAACAAGCATTACATTGTGCTGGCATATTTAAAAATTATTTTGGTAATTTTTCTCGTATAGATGAATACATGAGAGATCAAAAGATTGCCTCTATACAAAATATTCCTGCTGGCCTTCCAGGCATGAGTTTAGAAGATGATCTGTTTTCCGATTTTACAATATCGCCAAAGAATATGAAACTAGAAGTATTAGAAATAGATAATACAACTTGGGACACCTGTATTAATATGATTTCAAGTCACAGTAATATGGTCAGTATTCCTGGTAAAAATTTAAAATTAGCTGTAAAAGAAACAATTACAAATAAATGGGTAGGGTTTATTAGATTAGGTTCACCTGTTATCAATATGAAACCACGAAATGATATGTTAGGTAATGTACCTGATTTAAGTCATTTTAACAAAACTGCCATTATGGGATTTGTAATAGTGCCATCTCAACCTTTTGGTTATAATTATCTTGGTGGTAAATTATTAGCGGCCATTTGTTGTAGTCATTATTTAAGAGAATTGATGAATAAAAAATACGATATGAATTTATGCCTGTTTGAAACGACAAGTTTATATGGTAACAGTAAATCATCAAGTCAATATGATGGTATGAAACCTTTTATAAGATATAAAGGCTTAACAGACAGTGATTTTATACCTATGTTACACGGAAAACCTTTTGAAGATTTAAAAACTTATGTTGAAAATATAGTTGGTGATTTAGTAAAAGAAGATGCTTCAAGTAAAAAATTAAAATTAACAAATGCAATTATAGGTTTAATTAAACGATCTTTAAAAAACGACAGTGTAGAACTGGAAAATTTTAATAAAGTTATTCACAATGCAAAAGACTTGACAGAACAGAAAAGATATTATATAAGCCATTATGGTATTAAGAACTTTATAGAAATTGTAAATGGTAAAACAAATACAATCATTAAAGACGAAACCTACGATAGGTTTGAATTAAATAATATCATAGAGTGGTGGAGAAACAAGGCCATTACACGATATGAAACATTAAAAAAGGAGAATAAAATAAGAATTGAACCTGAAATCTGGACGCAAAATAATAATTTACAAATCATTCGTTAAAAAAATATTTTATATAAATAAAACTATATATCTGATGTGATGGTGGAAGAAATTTTAACAACTAGAGAGATGGATAAAAACAACTTACTTATACACAAGCACCTAATCATTCGTGCTGAAGTAAAAAACCCTCCAAAAGACGAACAGAAACTTACCGAATGGATGAAACAGTTTATTTCTTTCATTAATATGAAAGTTTTAATGGGTCCTTATGTTAAATATTGTTCTACGATAGGTAACCGTGGTATCACAGGCGTAGCCGTCATTGAAACAAGTCATATAGCCTTACACGTTTGGGACGAAACCGATCCGGCCATTATGCAGTTTGATGTTTATAGCTGCTCTGAATTTGACCCATATAAGATAGCAGATAAACTTCAAGCTGATTTTGATGTGGTAAAACTAGATTATAAGTTTCTTAATAGAGAAACTGAACTGAAACCAATAAGATTAAAGAAAGATACAATGAAAAATTATGCAAATAGTAATAATCAACAGACTCAACAACCCAACTTATTTAATATCTCCTCACTTTAGTCCAAAAAAACTTGACAATATAAAGGAAATGTTATATAATGATAATATCAAATATGTGTTAATATCTAGCGAAAAGGAAAATTTAGAATATAATGAACTTAGAAAATAAAAAATATTACATTTTAGATAATATAATTTCAAAAAGAGAGTTAATAACATTGTATGACGATCTAGTAAATGCAAACGTTTGGTATCTATCCAGAAGCACAGCTGGTTCACAAGTTGGACAGTGGCCAGGATTTATAGTATCTTTTGATGAACAAATTAATAATTGGTTCTGGTATGGAAGATTTATAGGAATTTTGGATAACATAAAAAATAATTTTGAAAAAAAATATAATTTTTCTTTACCACCTAAAATTAAAAGAATACACGTAGGGGCAAAAAACAATACCTCAAATACAGATTTTCATTGTGACGTGTTTGATCCTTTTACATATACAATAGTTGGGTTTTCAACACCTGAATGGAGCAAAGATTGGGGAGGCGAATTAAATATAGAAGGTGAAAAAATAGATTTTGTTCCTGGTCGTTTTGTAATATTTAAATCGGATTTAAGACACGACGGAAACAAAGTTAATAAAGAATTAAATTTTTGGAAAATAAGTTTAAATTTTGTTTTAAAAGAATAAAAGCTTGACAAAATTATTAAAAATGTTATATTTAACCAATAAAAAGGATTACTATGAGCAATTTTTTAAAAGACATAATTAAAGATGTAGGCAACGAATATGCCACACTTGTAAGTGAAGGCATAGACAGTGCTGATGTAACAAATTTTATAGACACAGGTTCATATTCATTTAACGCATTATTATCGGGCAGTATTTTTGGCGGTTTACCAGGAAATAAAATTACAGCTATTGCCGGTGAGGCAGCAACAGGTAAAACATTTTTTGCTTTAGGTATTTGTAAAAACTTTTTAGATAAAGACAAAGAAGCTGGTGTAATTTATTTTGAGTCAGAAAGCGCCATATCAAAAGATATGATTAAAAGCCGTGGCGTTGATATTACAAGAATGGTAATTGTGCCTGTTGCAACTGTACAAGAATTTAGAAATCAATCAATTAAAATTTTAGACAAATATTTAGAGCAACCAGAAGATAAAAGAAAACCTTTAATGTTTGTATTAGATAGTTTAGGTATGTTATCTACAACTAAAGAAATGGAAGATACAGCTGAAGGAAAAGAAACAAGAGATATGACAAGATCACAGATTGTCAAATCTACATTTAGAGTTTTAACATTGAAACTTGGTAAGGCAAAAGTTCCAATGATAATGACCAACCACACCT